CAAAGCTAACTGACAGACTTATTTATACAGATGTACACGTTGGCATGGATGCGAGTAGAAAAGACTTAGCACAGTACGCTATGGATTGGAATAAAGACGAACTGTTCAAGCGTGTTAATATAATGGTGAGCGAAGTTGTAGCAAACAAAACGAGTAACACTATCATAGTTGATGAGTTAGGTGATTACATGGATGGATATAACGCACAAACTACAAGAGGCGGTCATGCTTTACCTCAGAACATGACAAACGAAGAGTGTTTTGATAGTGGACTAACTGCTAAAATGATATTGGTTAAAGAACTTTCTAAGCATTGGGAGTACGTAGTATTTAATAATATTTGCGAAGATAACCATGCTGGGAGTTTTGGGTATATCGTTAACTCTGCTTTTAAATCATTGTGTGAAGTATCATTTAACAATGTAGAAGTAAACAACTTCCAAAAGTTTATTAATCATTATTTTATTGGTAGCCATTGTCACGTTATAACGCATGGTAAAGATTCACGAAATCTAAAGTTCGGATTCAAACCACATTTAGACCCAAAGCAGATTGAGAAAATAGACCAATACCTAAAGAATGAAAAGATATACAACAAAGCGGAGTTTATAGAGTTCACAAAAGGAGATTCACATCAGTACTTAATGGACTGCGCCAGCACAGATGACTTCGATTACTTCAATATTATGGCTTTTAGTCCATCTTCTGAATGGGTGCAGACTAACTTCAAGAAAGGAAGAAGCGGTTTTGTAATGCAGTCGATTGATAATAATAAACGAGGCAAAGTAACAAAGCCTTTCTGGTTCTAAACAAACTTATGCAACTATGATTTATAACAATGATTTTAAATATGATTTAAAAGTAAGTCAAGTCAAAGAGGAAGAACTTGGTAATATTTTTAATAGTGCTAAGATTGAATTAAAATATGATTTGAAAGCACATAATACGGGAAATGTTTATGTTGAGTATTTTAGCAGAGGTAAGCCAAGCGGAATAAGTACAAGCGAATCAGATTACTATTGCTTCTGTATAAAAAACACGTTTCACTTAATAGATTCTAAAGAATTAAAAGAGAAGTGTAGAAAGTATTTAGGCACAGATAGAGATAAAGCTGGAGGAGATAGCAATACTTCAAAAGGAATACTTCTACCAATAGATGAACTGTTCTAAACCAACTTAAACACAATGAGAGCCACTGTAACAGGTGGCTTTTTTGTGCGCTAAACTTTAATCTCTTATTTAGAATGAATATAAATAGTGTATAAAAGCAATTATTTTGTGTATAAAGTTTGCAGAAACGAAATAAGTAGTTATCTTTGACTATATCAATTAACAAAAACAAATAGAAATTATGAAAACAAAAGCGATTAAAACAGGTGTATTTGTAGGTAACTACCCAGTAAGTAAATTAAAACATTCTCTAGTTAATAGAGATATTGTATCTAACCACTTCCAACAGTTCGGTAAAAAGATTGAGCAGTACGGATGGTTATCTCCTATTATTATAGATGAAAAAGGTAATATAATTGAAGGGCATCACAGGGCAATGGCGGCTGAAAAATTAAACCTAGACATTATACCAGTTTATATTGTTGATTGGGTAAACACCGACAATTTAAACGAGTATCAAAAATATATTATAAGCCTTAATAGCAGTAATAGACCATGGGGCGCAATAGACTACTTAAAAAGTTTTTCAAGAAATAAAGTAGATTATAAATATGTTAACACAAAGTACAACGAAACAAAAGACGTTTTTTCTGTTGGTAATGTGCTAAATATTTACTTTGACTCAGGCTCTAACCAAAGGTTTAAAGATGGACTTTCTACAATTAAAAACAAAGAATTTAGCGAGTTTCTTTTTGATAACTTTTTAAGACTTAAAAGAACATACGGAGGTGTTAAATTTCAAGCATTTACAATTAATAGAGTTTGTTCTTTTGCACACCAAAAAATAAAAGACAATAAAAAGGAAATGGCTTTTTTATTTAGTCAATTAGAAATGCTAGCAGAAACTGGAAGTCCATTACTATCTTCTGTTGAAATGATTAGACCATGGTTAAACAAGCAGTTGAAAATGCAAAGAGAAATTAATAAAAAATAACATGAAAGAAGAAACTAAACACGCACTAATAATTATCGTTGGCTGTCTATTCGCTACTATAATGCTTTGCTTTGCTTTACACAACGAAGCTGAAAGAGTGCAAAAGGAACAACAAAGAAGAAGTGAAATGTATAAATTTATAGGAGATGAGATTTAAACACAGAGAACGTTGGTTAAGAATGAGAGTTAAAAGAGCGTTAAACAGAAACAGTATCTTTAACAGATTACAGCTTAACCTAAACAAAAGAATACGATTACAGGAACAGAGTTACAAACACGAAACAGATAATAATTAGAAACTATGAAAGAGTTAAGAGAATCAGAAAACGAGTTATTCGAGAAAATACACGCTTTAAAAAAGTCTATCGAATATCAGAAAGACGTTTTAGTAAATTGGAGAGAAGAAGATAATGTACTTCAAACAGCTACGAATTACAGAAACGAAATGATTGAAGACATGAAGAAGTTAGATATGTTAATGGATAGTTATATCTTAGTGTTAAATGAAATGATTAAAACGATATGATAGCAGAACTAAAAAAGGCTTTTACATTTAAAGCAACGATAGAAGAAAAAGAAAACGTGTTTATTCCTAAAGTACAAAGCACATACACACCACCACCAGCAGACTTCAATGAAGTATTTGAAGAGGTTTACAAACAATTAAAATTGAAATATGAGCGTAGAGAGGATTAAAGAACACATTGAGAAGTATAGCCTTGGTGTTCCATGCAGAAAGAGGGAAGTAGTTTATAAAAGAATGTACTTATTTAAGTATCTCCAGCAGATGGAGGGAATGAGTTTAACAGCAATCGGTAAGTTGTTTAATAAAGACCATGCAACCGTAATACATGGACTAAGAACTTACGAGAACGTAAAAGTGTACGATGATTTTGTTAACTTTACAGCAGAAGAGTTTACAGCGTTTCCATTGAGTGAAAACAAAAGAGATAGATACACTTTAAACAGAACACCGATATATTGGACACGTGAAGAGTACAGCTTAATATTAGAAACAAGAACACAAAACGGATTTGAAACGAACGTAGAAGCAATTAAATATTTGATAAATGAAAGTAACAGATAAAATAACAATTACAAACGAGGACAACATGGAGTTAATGAAACGTTATCCTGATAACTACTTTGATTTAGCTATTGTAGACCCTCCTTATGGAATAAATGGGGGAAGCGACAATAGAAAAACAGTAACTAAATCAAATAATAATTTCAATAGATTAAAAAGGAAAGGAAAATTAGGATGGGATGATTCACCTCCGACAGAAGATTATTTTAAAGAGTTATTTAGAGTAAGTAAAAACCAAATAATTTGGGGCGGTAATTATATGATAGACCATTTAAAGAGTACAAGGTGCTTTATTTGTTGGGATAAAATGACTTACATCCCAACAATGAGCCAAATGGAATTGGCTTGGACTAGCTTTAATTCGCATACGATGTACGTTAAAATAAATAGCAACCAGTCTGATAGAATACACATATCACAAAAACCTGTTCATTTGTATGAGTGGATTTTAGATAAGTATGCAAAGGAAAACGACAAGATTTTAGATACACATTTAGGTAGTGGTTCAATATCTTTAGCCTGCCACAACTTAGGCTTTGAACTTACAGCGTGTGAACTTGATAAAGAATACTACGAAGCAAGTATAAAAAGAATTAAGAACCACATAGCACAACAACGACTATTTTGATAACATTCGATAAAATCAACGATGCCTACGCTAACATATTAAACGATGGTAAGCAAATAGGAAGGCTTTACAAAGAGCCAAAAAACAAATACATAGTAGAAGTTAACTACATGACAAAAGAAGACGTACCACAAAGAAAAGTGATGAATTGGATTAAAATATTTATTAAAGTAGAAAACAAAATACTTGAACGACAGAAAAGAATAATGTCCTACGAGTGGAAAGATTTTAAAAAGTTTAGAGTTAAAGAATAAAAGTTATATTTACAAAAAAAAAATTATGAAACGAGATTATTTAATACACATGAAGAACTGCACACTATCAACTGGAGATATAGATGCTTGGAGTAACTATACACACGACTACGATATTAAAATCACAAGTGGATGCATAGAATTTAACGGTACAGAACAGCAGTTAGATACTTTACTTGATAAACTATACGCAGACGATTCAAAAGGAAAGTGTTTAGGTGTACAATTTACAGACGAAGAACTCGCCAAGAATAGAAACAACGCTTTTAAATTTACAGATTTACGAAAATAAGTTTAAATAAAAGCAACCTTTTATAAATATTTACGTTATATTTGTACGCGAAGCATCGGAAACTTCAAGAATTTACTTACAATAGAGCTGTTAACTTTGGTAATCCGATGCACCAATTTTAACGGCTCTTTTTATTAACTTAAATTTTGTTTGTTTTTATAAAACATTCATAGATTATGGCAAACGTCAAATTAGTGTTCTCAGGAACAGAAAGAAGTATGACATTAGAAGATGAATTAGAATGCTATGCAACTAAACACAATGAGATTTTATTGAACATTAAAGATGTACCACGTAATGAGGAACTCTTCATTTGTTTAGATAAGAGTACAGCTATAAAATTTCATAGAGAGCTTAAAAAACAAATTTCATTTTTAACAGAAGAGGAGGTTAATAATGGATAAGTTACAATGGTTTAAATTCTCTTATGCAGATTGGAGAATGGGCAAGATTCAGAAATGTTCAGAGATTACACAAGCGAGGTTTTTAAATCTTTGTTGTTTATACTGGAGCAAAGAAGCAAATCTATCTTATCAAGATGCAGAAATTGAAATTGATAAAGAGCATTTAGATGCTTTACTTTCAAAAAAGATAATCGAAAGAGATGAAGAATACATCTTTATTAAGTTCTTAGATGAGCAGTTAGAAGCTATTACAGAAACTTCTAAAGGCAAGAGTAAAGCTGCTAAAATTCGATGGGATAAATACAAAAAAGATAAAACAAGTGAAGTGCAAACTGATGCAGATGCAATGCACGTGCATACAGATGCAATGCAAAACGATGCAGAGAAGAGAAGAGAAGAGGAGAGTAGAGAAGAGGAGACAAGAAAAGAGAAGAAAAGAGTAGAGCATTGGAATAAAGATTTACCTACTGGATTAGAGCCTGAGTATAAAGACTTAAAAAGAAGCAAATGATAATAGACCACAGAAATAACGATGAATACTTAGAACTTGCAAGACAGGATAAAGTACCACAGGGTTTAGGCTTATTTATTCCTTTAGATAAAAACCTACGCTTTAAAGAAGGCGGTTTTAATATTATCTTAGGACACGCAAACGTAGGTAAGACGTATTGGGTTTTATGGTACTTCTTAGCCTTATCAACTAACCACAATCTTAAACACTTAATCTACTCAGCAGAAAACAGTATAAACGGATTGAAACGTAATTTAATCGAGTTGTACGGTAAGAAGAAGATTACACAAATGCAAGTTGAAGAGTTGCAAAGCTGTAAAGACTTTATAGAAGCTCACTTTGATTTTATAGACCATACAAGACTAATAACAATAGATGAGTTTATGAAAGGGGTGCAAGTGAATAAAAACTATGATAGCATAATGATAGACCCTATAAACTCTTTCACACGTCCAAGGGGAGTAAACGCACACGAACACGATTACGAAACTTCAAGTAAACTGAGAATATTCGCAAAGAAAACTAAAACGGCTGTTTATGTTTGTATGCACGCAAGTACAGAAGCGTTAAGAAAAGTACACCCAGTTAAACATAATTACGAGGGGTTACCTATTCCTCCAAGTGGAGCAGATGCAGAAGGCGGTGGTAAGTGGATTAATCGTTGCGATGATTTTATAACGATTCATAGATACACACAAAGCCAAAGTGATTGGATGTGGACACAAATACACGTTAAAAAGGTAAAGGAAACAGAGACAGGAGGTGCCCCCACGTTTTTAAGTGAGCCTGTAATGTTTAAGTTAGATAACGGTACTCAATTTATGTGCGGTGGAATAGATGCTGTCAAACAATACCAGCCAAAAGAATTAAAACCAAACACAGAATTTCTATGAGATGTAAAAACTGCAAAGAAATATTCGAGGTTAAACGCTTTAATCAAAAGTACTGTTTAAATCCTGAGTGCCAAACTAAAGAAGCTATGGCAAATCTAAAGAAGATTAAAGAGAAAGAGCAAAAGGATTGGACAAAGCGAAAGCGAGAGATTAAAAAAGGAATGGAAACAGTACAGGAGTTGATGAAGATTACACAAGTAACGTTCAACAAGTTTATAAGGCTACGAGATAAAGGACTGCCTTGTATAAGTTGTTTAAACGATAAGCCAAAGAAAGTAAACGCTGGACATTATTATTCAAGTGGAGGACATAAAAACTTAACATTCAACGAAGATAACTGCCACTTACAATGCGAGTATTGTAATACGTTTCTACATGGTAACTTAATAATGTACAGAGATACCCTTTTAAAGCGCATAGGAAGCGAAAGACTGCAACAGTTAGACAATACGGCACACGAAACAAGAAAGTACAGTAGAGAAGAGCTTAGAGAGTTAAACGAATATTATAAACAAAAACTAAAAGAATTATGAGAGCTTTAATCGATAGTGACAGTTTAGTGTACATGGCTTATCACGTTAACAAGTCAAACTTTGATGGTCAAGACTTAGTAAACGAGATAGTATTCACAGCAGAATCAATGCTGTTCAATATAATGGATGAAGCGGAAAGACAAAGCGGATTTGATATAAACGATTATCAATTCTTTTTTACTACTTGTACAAAGAACTTTAGAAACGATATAGTAGAAGATTATAAAGCAAATAGAGTAGAACAACCTAAAGAACTATATCAGGCTTTAGATGCTTTCATGGAGGTTTTAAGCGAGAACTACGGAGTACACTTTAGCGAAACACTGGAAGCGGACGACTTAATCCCACAATTCATAAAGACAAACGGTTTAAAAGTAACCGAGTATATTATTGTAAGAATAGACAAAGACCTTGCACAAATAGAAGGATTCCATTTTAACTACTATAAAAACAGAGAGGGAAGCTACAAAGGACTAAGCTACATTGGAAAGCGTGAAGCGTTTAAGAACTTTTGCAAGTTGATACTGATTGGAGATAGTTCAGACAATATTAAAGGCGCAAAAGGAGTAGGAGAAAAAGGAAGCGACAAACTTTTAAAGGATAAAACAGAGTTCGGAATGTGGCGGGAGGTGGTTAAAGCGTATCTAAAAGAAGAAGCTGGAAAAGAAAGATTGAAAAAAAATATTCAGTTAATGCGTTTATATTAAAATAATACATTATATTTACAAAAAATAAAAGTTATGAAAGACACAGAAAGAGAAGCGTATGAGTACGCAAACGCAATGCCGAGAAACTTATTCAAAGCATTAGCAGAATTTCAACAAGAAGTTCCAACGATTCACAAAGGAACTAAAGGGTATGGATATACCTATGCAGACTTACCAGCAATATTTGAAGTAATCAATCCACTACTTAAAAAGCATGGTTTAGGATTCACTCAATTAATGCAAGGTAACAACTTAGAAACAATTATCTTCCATTGTGAAAGTGGAGAGCGTTTAACAAGCCTTGCAGAATTACCACAGGGTATTGAATTAAAAGGTATGAACGCTTTTCAAGTGGCTGGTAGTAGTATAACATACTTTAGACGTTATGCGCTATCTAGTGCGCTCGGATTAGTTACAGATAAAGATACAGATGCGGGAGGCGAGAAAGTGTCTAATAACGAATCTAAGACACCTGTAAAACGAACAGACGAACAGATGATGTTGCCACCGTTAACAGATTCGGGTTTTGTAAAGGCACAGGAAGCGTTAAGCAATAAGACTGTAACACTTGAACAGATAAAAAATAAGTATGTTTTAAGTACTGTACAAGAGAAATCGTTAATGTTAATTGCTGGCTTGAAATAATGGTTCGCAGGTTGGTTAAGTAATTTTACGGATTAAAAATAAAGATATGACAAAAGATGAATTAGTAGAAGAATTATTGCCTATTACAAGAGATTTTATTAATCAGAAAAGGCTAAGTGACGCTGGATGCAAAACAATGCTTAGGACTTTATTAACTAAAATTGAACTAAGTAAATTGCACCAACCTACTGTTAGCGGTAGTAATAATACTCACGGATGCAAGCAATGCGGAAAAGAAATTGGTGAAGGATTTAGTTTTTGCACTAGTTTATGTAAAGAATATTATTACCGCTAACGGTAAAGCATTGTAGATGTTATTGAATAATTACCGAAACTTTACAGAACAAAACAAAGAATACAAACACAAAACAAATTATTAATTAAACACTTGCACAATAATATTTACAATGCAGTGTTATAAAACGTTTTTTTATCATGATAGTATTTATGCTTATTATTTTTCTTTCTGCTGTTATTAGTAGAATTATCCCTTTAGCTAAAAAGGAAAACTATGATTTCGCTACTATTGTAGTAGCTATTTGTTATGTTATTGCTTATATTGTTTTATTAAGACATTTTATTTCTTTAAATGTTTTATAACGGTTGGAGCTTGTAGCTGATTGGCTTTTTAGCAAAATTAGTATTTGCCAATTTGCTACAAGGTTTTGTTACCCGAAGTTTGGGTTTTATTTTTTTTAGAGAGGGGTGCGTGGGATTAACAATAAATATTAACAATA